TGCATAGTTCACCGTATTTTGCGGCAATATTACCGTTGGCGGTGTGGCCGGAGTCTGGCCGGGCATGTAAAGATTACCGTTGACCGTATTGTTTCCGGTGGCCGGATCTATGACCGGCACATCGATCATTGATAACCCATTCAAATTTGCATCAAGAGAACTGAATAATACCTGGTTTTGTAGTAAGGCAGTCGACTGGGTTACACCGGGCGCTGCAATTGAATTTTGCAGGTTTGTAATCGTTCCGGTATACGTATACGCCGCAATGCCATTCCCTACGTTTTGCAACACGATACTATTGGTAATGGGATATATACCAAAAAACTGTTCTCGTGACTGGGAGAAAAAAGAATTGTAACCGGCAATATAGACGGGTGCATGGATGGTGGTATAAATATTTTGGAAGTTATAGAGCGGATTGGTTTGGGGCAACGTGGCATCCGTAATATAGACATCCTGGTACGGGTTACAAAAAAAGGTAAATTGTTTGCGTAATTTAAACTGACGAATCTGTTCGGGCATATCATATAATACAAAGGTATTAATATAGTTATTTAAGTCAGTGGTCGACAATTGTGCTTCGGATAATGAGCGGGTTAAGCGTCGTGTTTTGTTTTGTATCTGTGCGAGCGTGGATAACGTATTATCGGGCATAAGGATTCCTCAACTCCTATAGGGGAGTACATTTTGAACGGCCGCGTTTAACTGTAAAGCGTTTTCTCCAATCGGTACTACTTGCGGATACTGTTCAGGAACTGCCGGGGTGATAAATGGATCAAACGATAGGGTATTGATATTAATTAAAAATGTGGTTGGTGCTGTTACGACAATCTCTCCCGTTAAACCATCCAGTTGTTCCATGCCCCATAATGGGGGAATATCAAGGCGAACAATCGTGCCCGTTACATACAAATGATTAAACGTCGTCGTCACTTGTGCGGGATTCGCTTGGGTAATAGCTGATATTATTCGCATTGCCGGTTGAAAGACTGGCTTGGTAAACGCAAGAATTGCCATAACAGCACCCTTTTTTAGATTTTTTTTACTTCTACCAACCCGGTATCAGCATGCATGTCCTCATCCATAAATTCAAGGGATTGGAATCCAGTTCGATGGACTTTGTTTTTTACCGCATAATTCGTACGCACGTCTTCCCCTTTTATGTAATCATATTCCGGGTACCAACAGTTATTGTTCAGATGGCGCGCAACGCCACGGGGCACCGTATAGATCTGTCCATCTACCAGGGTGAGGTTTAGAGTTTTATCACCTTTATAAATCGGCCCATACGAGAACTGTATGCTACCGCCCGGCACTTCATAGAATTTAAATTTACCCTTGACCAGTTCCGCTTCTTTTTTGCGTTGTGGTTCATAATTAAATTTGGTTGGTTTTTTAGTTTCAGTATCCATAATTCTCCTTAGTCAGTGATCGCTATACTATCGATAGTGGGCAAACCGTGCACGGTTTGCCCTATGTACTTAATTATTAGAGTCCGCCATAGGTTGATTTACCGGCTACCCAATACAAGGTATCAGGTGTGCCGACATTTCCGGCTGACCAGGTTACTGAACCGGCAGGCCCAATAATTGGTGCGGCTAAGGCATTGCCATTCCCACCCGTTCCCAGGATCATGCCAAGAATTCCGGTATTCACCGTTGAATCAGCAAGTAATCCGTTGTTGGTATTAAAGATCTGTTGGCCGCCAATGGTTGGTACTTGCGCACCAAGCACTGAAAGCGATGTAGCAGTATCTTCACCAAATGGTACCACACTCGGGAATGAGGATGGTTGTTGCGCAATGGTTGGCCACGTGAACGCGGTGTATGCGGTGGTGTTGATGTTGATGGTAAAGGTGTAGTCATCAATCACACTGAGCACAATCGGTTGTACAATTGAATTGGTTGGATAATTGAGGTTGTTTGGATCTGAATTCAATTGCGTCATGCCAGACACGGCAGGAATATTGAAGCGTACTTCTTGTCCCGGTGTCAGACCATGTGCCACAGAGGTAGATACTTGCGCGTTGACCGCTTGGGTAATATTGGTCACAAAGCGTCTGCGTGGATAAAACAGCGCGCTATTACCGTTATATACAATGCGATAGAATCCTGCACCACCAATAGCCCCCGGTACGTTTGCCAATGCGTTATTCGCAAACAACAAGGTAAAACTGGTATTGGCCGTTACTGCGCTGACTACCATATCGATACCATTGACATCGCTCTGGGCGGTATTGCTCAAGCGAACAATAGTACCTACCGAAATACCTGCGGTATTACCAGTCGATACCACCGGTTGGGTTACATTGGTGGTTGCGGTTGTTGCTACGGGGTTACCAATTAATGGCTGAGCACCAACTGATTGTCCAGATGGATCATACAGCGTGAATCCACCAGTCAGCAAGGTATCATCGGAACGCACGTTTGTCGCGGCGTTCTTATAGGATACAATACCGGTTCCTGCAGCCATGCCACGCTGCCAAAAGAATTCATAACCAATGTTTGCATTTGCTGTGCCATTAAAATAGGCACCGGCATTCGCACCGGCAGCGCCATACTGCGTATAATTGGATACTTTTACCCAATCAGCATTGGATGGTATAGCGATGATAGTTTGATTTCCGTTGCTGCGGGAGGCATTTCCTGAATTGGGATTCGTTAAACTCACTAGATTAGTAAGAAACGATCCTTGTCCGATTATAGTTCCGTCCATGATCTCTCCTTAAGCTAATGTAGCGCGTAAATTGATAATCCATTGATCGTTGGTAATACGCGGTACTTCCGCAAATTTGTAACCAACTGACGCATTAAGCGCTAATGGGCCATCGTAAATAGGTGGTCGATAAATAAAGGTGGCTGAATAGCCATCTTGTTTGATACAGGCATATGCTTCGAGGCCGACACAGAAGATATTATAGACGGTATTGCCCAATCCCGAACCATTCGCAACCTGGCTCCCAATCGAACTAATCAGGAATCTGAGGTTGCCAATCGCGCCCCATTCTGCTTGCAAAGCATTCATAGGAGCAGGATATTGGTTCTTTTGGATAAAGCCGGTTACGGTTTCTAAATTACCGGTAAGGTTGGTTGAGCATAATGCGAAATACGCATCACGAACAGGCGCAGTACCAAACTTATCCTCACCTTCGATGTTATCCATGATGGTGTATGCATTGTTGTTAAGCAATGTACGCACCACGGTCTGAACATCAGACAGTGTGATCTCAGTAGGGACATCCTTATTCTGTTACTTTTGTGACCTATTACTAGGCGGAGGCTTTCTCTACTTACCTCTCACTGTGTTTCCACAATGTTCAGAGCACCGCATCTCACAGGAATGTGAGTCTTCTCGCTTGCTACGTTCAGGCTGAATGAATTCTTTAAATAAGAAACGTAATTTCTCTCGATACAATGCACAAAAATTATCATCACATTCGGCACATAGCCAAAACCAATTTTTTCCATCATCAATTGATTTCTTATACCAAAAAGCTGGATAATCTACATTTAAATTTAATTCAAGTTTATTACATTTTTTACAATTTACTGATTCAAAATCATTCATTCTTGCCCCTTGTTGCCGGTTAGTTAATAACTACTTCGGTTTCCAAGTCTATCAGAGAAGATTTTACAACGGCAATGTTTTTACCGTTCACACCAGCAGTACAGTTAATAAAACTGGCAGTCGATGCAAGCATATCCCGGGTGATTTGATCTTCGGTTTGACGAAGACTAACACCTAAACGTGCTGCACATTCGTTTAAAACAGGGTCTTGATTTTGTAGTGTGCAAATCTGTTACTTTTGTGACCTTTCCAGGCGGGCAAACCTCTTCGGATTCACCTCTCTATGTTTCCATAGAGTTCAGACTATCGCTTCCCATTTCTGAGTCTCAGGGCTTAGTCGTTCAGAGTGACTTTTAATATTATTTATGGTACGCTGAGAACTATAAATAAAGGATTTAAAATGTGGACAGATATCCAACTCGCTTATCTCGCTGGTATTATTGACGGCGAAGGAACTATTGGTATAGAAAGACAATCTCCTAATGAAACATGTAGGAAGAAAACCTATTATACCCATAGACTTTGTATAATTAATACTAGTAAAAATCTTATGCATTGGCTTAAAGAAAATTTTCCCCAAGGTTCTTTTTCGTTGAGAAAAAAAATAGATGGTAGGAAAGATTGTTATGCATGGAGATTGTTTGGAAAAAATGCAGAAGAAATTCTTATAGCGATTAAACCTTTTCTTATAATTAAGATAGCGCAAGCCGATTGTGTTCTTCGTTTTAGACAAACAAAGGGTAAAACAGGTTGGAATGTTTCTGATGAGATTTTGAAACAACGCGAACTGCTTTATCAAGAATGTAAAACTTACAACATAACTGGCGAATAACATTATTAATCTTCTCCCTTGTTTCCGTCGACTTTACGTTACGGGGTCCAAGTCAATTACCCAAGATTTAAAGCAGGCCAAATTAACCTGCTCGTTCAACGTTACATATGTCAAAAAACGTTAAACTATTACGGCACATCTACCGTAAAAACTGATCTTCGCATCTATCAATCTGTTACTTTTGTGACCTGTTTCCAGGCGGGCAAACCTCTTCGGATTCGCCTCAAATACTTTCATATTTGAGCAGACTTTCGCATCCCAAATGGGTTTTCTCGTTAAGTCGTTCAGGCTGTATTTAAACTTGCCCCTTGTCACCATAGTTTCCCTTAGGTTTCCAAGTCAATTAGAGAAAATTTAACGTGGACATAAATCTATCCACTGCGGTGAGATTTTGAGGCGGCGGTGTTACACCAGAATTACCCAATGGCACCATTGCCGTATTGAGTGGATTATACCGACGCATACGCAACGTTGTACCACCATTGCGTGGCATGTTCTTTAACATTGCGGGTATTTTATGGATCATATTTGGGACTGGGACAGAGAGCAGTTTATAACTAAACGTTTGCTGCACTGGCGCAGGTAGAGTCGATGTTGTAGTTATTGCCATCGATTGTCTCCTTAAAGATAGTTATTACATTATCTTTAAGCGTGACCAAGGCTTAGACGATTTATGGTCGAAACTTGAGTGAACCACGCTCAAATATTTTTTATGGTTCGATAGGATTTAGTAGACTGAAGTGCGCCACTACTTCGTTATGGCTAATATAGTTCTAACATTTCACAAAGCAGGATGCAATAATCGGTAAAATTTTTGGTAAGTGGACAGTATTATTTTTACTATAAAAAACCAAAAGCAAGTAATAAAAAAGGCCCATTGCTGAGCCTTAAAAAATGTTTTCGATTAAAGATCAATCCATTAATAATTATTATTAATCAGGCCATATCTTATTCAGAAGATGGATACCAAGAGTACTTAATAAATAGGCAATCAAACAGACACATACTAACCAAATTGTCTTTTGTTCTACTAAAAAATCTTGATATCCAATGATATTTAAAAATAATTGCAAAACAACAATCATTAAGAACGTTTCACCAACCTCTGCAAAAAATGGGTGATATTCTTGATTCTTAACTAACATTGTTATGCAGGCCCGGTCAAAATACCACCAAGAATACCCAATCCAATGCCCACTTTATTACTGGCCAATTCGATAAATGGTGTTGCTACTTTTCCTGCTGTTAATGCGGTTGGTGCAGCAGCTGGCCCAGCAAAGAGCGATACAAGCCAAATTCCGCCGTAACACACGCCATAGGTTAATCCTTTGCCAATAAGAAATCCGGCCGTTGCGCCACCAGGCCCACCGCCTTTAATGCGTCCTTGCGCTTCTAGGGCAAGTTTATTATTGCGTTCATTAACTGAGATATAACCTTCATCATCTTGAAACTCTTTGATTTTCTTGAGAGCAATAATGTTACGTAATACTTCATCACATTGACGACGTTCAATAGGTTGCGCTTGGCCGTCTTTTATTACATATAAACCATTATCATCATGCCGAAGATCAATAGTGCCTAAGCGTTTTGGGGCTACAATATTTTCTGGTCGTACTCGTTCCATTTCCATGCCAATAAGAGGAAATGCACATAATAGTGTTAAAAATAATTTCATGCGGATACCTTGGTTATAGTTTGTTTTTGCTGTAATTTTTTTTCAATCGTGTTATCAATAGTTTTATCAACGACATACAAACCGGCCGTAATCATGAGCATTTTATAGCCCAAAAGTATGGGTAAAATCATAGTGAGTCCTTTTAAATATAATGTATAAATTAGATGTATGTTCTGTAATGAATAAAGAGTAAAAAGAAATTTTACATAAAGAGATACCTCGCCCATTGATGGTTTAACTTGTTGACGGTTCCTTGAGCTAGGTGATGCATACTATATTTCTAAAAAAATAATAAATCAAAAAAAAAGTACAGAGATGTTTTTTTGTAAAAGATATCCAGATCGTGAAATTCGCATACTAATAATTTTTATTTAAAAAACGAAGGAAGCCATAGTATGAATTTTACTTTGATAAAACATCAACAATTTAATCCCTATAGCGTTACATCATTTGTCTTGGTTCCTGAAGACATGAAGGTTACCGCCAAACAGATGTCACTTGCACATATTAGTGAACAGATAAGAAAAATATACTCTGAAGATGAGTATGAAAAAGAAAGACACAGGCTACTAAAATGCATTCCCTATTACGATGAAAACAAGCTCGATGAGCATATTTATAAGATTACGTTTTAAGACTGTTAGCAGTAAATTTTATTGTGCTGACTTTGCCAACTGATCAAGAAGATCAAAGAGCACCCCATATTGCGGTAATGCTGCGCGTAATGGTGCTTCCAAGGGCTTTAGATCAAGGTATATTTTACCAAGCTGTTGAATATCTGCTTCGATATTTGCCGGTTCAACTTGTTGTGCAATCTTGAGTGCAATCTGCTCAAACAATGCAAGAAATGGTGACGCTTTGATCTTAACTATTTCTGCTTTGATAGAATCGATTACTATATTTGCCATAGTTGGTTCCTTTTTAAATAAATTAAATATCATCGTGGCCTTTCACTCAAATACTTCGCATCTTTCATGGCATGCAATCCAGGAGAATAATGCATATCATCTTGCCGTTCAAAATGATCGTAGTCTTTCAAGCACCAAGAAGGAAAATGACCACCCCATCTATTATTACTATCCAATGATTCCCAATATTTTCCAGCCTCTTCATAGTATTTTCTGTCAGTCAGGTAATTACCATCTTTATCGTGAATATTTAAGTCCACTGCTAAACGTTTACAGTGAAGGCTATGGATTATGCCCTTGTGTTCATTTGCATAGATCTTGGCCTGTTCAACCGATCTAAAAGTCTCTCCCATTGTTACATATAAGCCTTGTCCTAAAATAAATTGAATTAATAAAGCTAAATTTTTGGCAAATATTGCTTGCTTAAACCACAACATTAATTCTCCTTTTTTTTATTGGTGGCTTTGTTCTTACAGGAAATGTCGTTAATGCTTTTTCAATTGGCCATTTTTCTCGATCAATTCTTTGCCTAATTATATTACTCGAATAACCAGTTTCATTTGACCATTCTTTAATGGTTTTTGATTTGTCAAAAGCAGTAATTATTCTATTATTCCTACGATTAAGATTGTTTTGAGCGCAGGTAATCCATCTACAATTTGATGGTTCATAATTACCATTATTATCAAGGCGATCAATTTGCAAAGATTTATCGAATGGAGTTCCCATATCTTTTACAAATTCAATAAATGAATTCTTCCATTTTTCACAAACTGTTATGCCTCTTTTTCCATATGCATAATACATTTCTGAAGTCGTATCATAACACCGGCGTAACATATTTCGCCATGCATGATACATTTTTCTTTCTTTAGCGACTAACCCTTTTTGAGTCTTAACAATACAACCACATGATTTTGTTGTGCCATTACATAAAAAATCGCTTCGAACAATTATATTTTTTGATCCGCATTCACAATCGCAAATCCAACAAATTCTTCTGTTTATTTTTCCATACATATTAAAAACAGTAAGTTTGCCGAATTTTAAATTTTTAAGATCTTTCAATTTCATTCTTCATCCATGACATTTTGCATAGGCAATCCCATATCCTGCACCTGCGGTAATAAGCACGGTCACGACTGCGGTTATCCCATTGGTAATGACCACAAATTTCTTCGTAAACGAATCAACCCTATCCTTATCACCATCTGATTCTTTAAGTTCTTCTACGGTGATTTTTACCTCATTGGGCGCAGTCTCTGCAATGACCGTCTCGGTTACACTGTGTGTATGATGAACCGGCCATGTTTCGATTCTTTCTTTAAGATGTGCAGGAACATTGGGTTCCATGGCATAAAGAGGCAATGATAGAAATAATAATAGTTTGAACATACTAATCCTTTGGTTTATTGGGTAGTGGCATCCAATGGGTTGTGTCTTTTAGATTAAATACTATTCCTTCTTGCTAGGTTCTGGGGGCAATGGCATCCAATGACTTGCTCGTCGAATACACCCAGTATCTATCATGAAATAATGAGGATCATTATCTATCATATGAGTATCTGCAGTATAAATATTTCCATTATCATAAATAAGAACTCTATCAGTTTTTTTATCAGGCATTCTCTCAGAGCATTTTATCCATTCCATATTAATCCTTTGGTTTATTGGGAAGTGGCATCCAATGGGATATTTCATATCTTGTATAATAATTCTCACCTTCCCATCTATTAGTAAAAACATCAAAAAGTAAAATTTCTATTTTACTTCCTTCGCAATTAGAAGGAATAAAAGCAATTACATGCTCTTCATTTTCAGGCATTCTGTCTGAGCATTTAATCCATTCAGGATCGCAGGTGAATTTCATTTTATTTTCCATTTTTTTATTAATCATCATCCGGATATAAGTTATTAATTACCGCAAACCATAAACAATTGGCAAGGATAACGCCAATACAGATCTCTAAAACATGTATTACAAAATTAAACATCATAGTTTCACCATAAACAATCCGGCCGAACGTGTGGTGCAGTAACTGGCCGGATTGCATTAAAAGGAGCACTAAAAATTTATTTCATAGATTAAATCGTTGTACATTTGGCATATCTTTGATCATTTTTTTGATTAGTTCTCGCGCTTGCTCAATTGGTAATTGGTCACCATTTTCTAACATTACGCGTACCGCCGGTTCACCATTATCCCGCAAATATTTAACCATATCATCAGCCAATTTTTTTTTAAGATCTTTAGTTAATTCTAGACTCGTTTGATTATTGCATTCATCACAATGGCTTAAATTGTTACAACTACCTCTTGTAATATATGTGCCAAACCGTTCATCAAATTCTTTTTGGAGCAATTCTTTTTTGGTTGGTTTTGGTTTGGAAAACCATGACTTGAGCCATTGGAGGATCATAGATTGCCTCGCGCGTTGGCCATCTCTTTGAGCAGTTGTTTTTGCAGTTCAGGAGTCAAACCATCCGCAAACGCATTTACCCGGGAAAGTGGACTGTCCGCTTGTTGAGGATTTATGGCCACCGCAGGACGAGGTTTGGCAGCATTTGCTTGTGCTTTGGCTTTTTCTGCGTCAAACAGATTCTGTTTCTTTTGTTCCATGGTCAGACCCTTTATTGCTTTATAGGCATAGACTGCTTTATTATACAGGTTTGGTATCGAATCAGCGATCATTGCCGCTTCCGGATCTTGTTCTTTAAGAAGTTCTATATTGTCAGACGATACCACTTGATCATAATCCGGATATTGTGCCTTGAGGCGAATCTCGGTCGCATACTCTTGTGATCGGCGTTCCTGTTCCTTTATTTTATGCTCAAGTTGTATGATCTTTTTTTGCACCTTAGACAGATGTTTACCTTCTGCAATCTCATCCGGTTGAATGGAACTCAACAGATCATCTTCTTGTTCCGCCTTACGTTCTTCTAATTCCCGCAAGCGTGCTAACGCTTCATCACGTTCCCGTTCTGCACGCAGCTTTGATTTTTTGAGTTCGTTGACTGAGGGGTGTTCTGGTTTTTTGGTTTGATACTGAGCTGGTGTTGGCTCTGGGGTTATTTGTGCGGTTTGCTCAATTTCTTTTTGTATTGCTTGCGCTTGTGCTAGCTCTGGTGGTAATTGCTCTTCGGGTGATGCTTCCCATACATCGGGTGCTTCTTGTACCGTTTCTTGGGTTGGCAATGGTGGCATCTCTATTTTATTTTCGTTCATGCTCGTCCTTTAATTAATTGTTAACTGAGTTTGTTCTATTTCACCGTTCAGTTTAAGGCACAGCTTTTTAAGATTGCCCTCGGTGAAATCTACCACAAAATTTAAAAGCTCTTTTTGTTCATTGGGTAATATCAGTGCATTTTCTAGAATAAAGCAGCAAGAACGAATATCAGGTATCACCCAGAGATATTCAAGATAGTCGTCTTGGCGATTATAGCGATAGACCGTCTGCTCAAACATCGGTGTGGGACATGACTGGCGCACATGGGGAATCCAGCGTGGTTGCACATTATAAAACATCTTCTCATGCTTACAGCACATCTCAATGTAAAAATCACCCGGATAGCGCTTTTTCCCTTCTTGATATGCTTTTTCTAATATGGCAATGCGATCGTCAGTGGCAAGTTCAGTTCGTTCAGCGACGGTGTGTTCTGCTTCATGTTCAAGGTTTTTTTGACCCTCAAGGGCTATTTGGCCGAGGGATGGTCTATTGACCACATCTTCCATCCATCTACTCCTTCTTCAATGCAATCAAGGGGATCCCTTCGCTTATCTTGTATTTCAATAACAAACTTTCGTTGGGGTATGGGCACAAAGGCATCAAGGCCAATATAAATAAAAATAATTAAGATAGCTGCGATAGATTGCAGCAACACGATAGCACAGATATAAAATACTTTTTCCCAGAAATCCATTACGCTCCTTCTTTATGGTATGAATCTTCCCATTAAAATACTAAGGCTACTCGCAATAATCAATATCATGAGTAGCCCGATAATTAATAAGAAGGGAAACTGTTTAAACCAAAATCTCATTTCTTACGTTTTAATGCCATACGTGCTTTTTTGGCCATTTTACCACGCTTTGCTTTTTTCTTGGACATTCCCGCTTCAGACAAAGCGATTGCTTGTGCTTGTTTGGGATTGGTGACAATTGGCCCGGTTTCAGAACCGCTGTGTAGTTTGCCTTCGCCGAATTTCTTGAACTCGGTTTTCAAGCGTGCTTTCTTTTCTTTTTTTGGTGATGATGGGGTTAATTTAGGCATTGTATTTCCTATCGCTTTTTACATTGGCCCTTGGCATGAAGTGAACCGCATTTATTGCAATGTTCCATCTTTGCGTATTTCATAGTCATCCTTTAAAAAAGGGGAATGGAAACGTGAGAAAAACCACTCCCCTTGGTTCAGTAGTATATTGTTATCTTGCTCGTGTCGTTTCATCAGCAATTAACTTTTTATTGATCTCTTGCTGATGTTTGTTGGGTTTATAGGCAAGATTTGGGGGTGTGCCAAGTATTGCGTACGCAATCTTAGTATTCTTATTATCTAAGCGATACATGGTTGGCATCGTTACACCTTTTTTGGGTACATATGCTTATCGCGTTTGGCAACATCGTAATCAATCGCACGATCAATACCAACAATGGTATCATTGAGACCTTCAGGCATACCATAGCCGCCTTTGCGATACGGACGCATGATAACATTCTGGGGCAAGTTGGCTACAGCATTATGATCTTCACGGATCATAGAACCGTCAACCGCTTCTTGTTTCAAACGATCTTCCGGGCCGGAATAGTAGCCTTCCATGCCACCACTATAACGGGAATCGGGTGATGCCATTCCCTTATCGTGCCGTTTTTCGTCATTGAATTTTTCTTTTTGGTGATAATAGCGTGCCATGGGACACTCCTTAAGTACTACAGACCAGTTGATGACAAAAATTCACGAACTGCTGCAAGGTTATTGCCTCTACTATAGAGGTTTATATTTCAAATGCATCCATAAATGGGTTGGATTTCCATGATATGGCCGGATATTCTTTATGTATGGGCGTTTCTGATAGATTGGCCATTGCCCGATCATCTTCTTCTACCATATGTGAATCAGCCATTTCTTGTCGTCGACGGGGATCGATACCGGTATAGAAGATCGAACTAATATCTGCCACATCCGCATAGGCGTTTTGATTATGTAATGCTTCATCAACTTTATTTTTTCCCCGATTATCCATCGCTTTTTTTCGTCTGATTGCTAAGTTTTTTTCATTCATTGCTGAACTCCCTGTGCGGCTTGCGTTTCATCCGCTTTGAGCATATTTGCCATTGATATTAATTTTTCTATATGCGTCAGATCCAACATCTCAAGTTCTTTTAATGCGCGAATCTTGTTGAGCAATGCTTCATCGTCTTGCTTATTTGCTTCATGGATCTTTTCAATCGCTTGCGCTTCATCCACTTGTACCCGCATCTTGCGCTCTTCGGCCAAACCAAGATCAGCTTGCGCCTTAGCTTGCAGTCCTTGCAGCTGAGCCATTTGTACTTGCATAGCCATATCCTGTTGCTGTTGTACCTGTTGTTGTTGTTGTTGTTGTGAGCTTTGAAGGTTCTGAATAATCTTATCTTTGTTTTGGAGCGTTGCTGCTTCAAGCAGATCCGAATCTTGAATCGGTACGCCTGCTTCTTTGAGTGCAAGCATTTGTGCAAACTGCATCTGTTTTTGGGTGCTCGTATTCAGACCCTCTTCCACGATGCAATTATATTCACCGAATGCCTTATTATAAAATTGATCGGTTGGCTCTTCTCCTTCAAGGATCTTTTTTACCTTGCCGGGGGTGAAATTGGCCTGTATCAGTTCCAGCATCACTTTGCCCAGTTGCTTTTGTGCCTGGTCAAGGTTATCGAATAATCCCTGCAAGGTGGTTAGTCCTGCCCCCTGGCGAAGCATCGATAAGATGCCCGCTTTATCGTCGACGGCTGAACCAAGCAACTCTTCATTGACCCCGGATATCTCAGATATTTCTTTACCCAGAAGTTCGGATAATTGAATCATAGATGGCGGCACTTGCGGTGGTTGAATCTGTTCAACGTCGGTCATCTGCGCTTCTTCTTTAAGCGCAAGGCCTTTGCCCTGACCTGACAAGAATATATCTTTGGGATTTACTAAACTATTCTCTTTGTATTTAAATCCTGATGTAATTTGTGATTCGAGTATATCAAGTTCTATAATACGTCGTCGGTTATAAAGATATTGTGCGTCACGCAATCCACGAACCACGCCCTGGATGCGCCAGTTCATATAGGGCATCTGCGGCGCGTAATAGGAGGGCACCAGAATGAACGGCCAGGAGTCTATGCCCATCGGATTGGCACCATCGTACATCACGCGGCCTTGGACAACTATTGCAACGCGGGTAGTGGGTATCTCTTGCTTGATCATGGTCACGGATGGGTTTTGTTGCATAAAAAGACGCAGTTGATCGTCGTCTTGTTTCTTCCATTCGAGCGTTTCACCAGTTTGGGTATCACACAGCATTTGCGCCGTGCGAAAATCTCGATACCAAAATTCATCCCACGTGAGCAGGTTTTTCAAGCCGTAATTATACGCTTCGGGTTGGTATTCAAATTTTCCATCCCGCATATACCCGCCATAAAGCCCCATGATCTCATCTTCACGATTGGGCATCAGTGATAACACTTCCCGTTTGGTCATGTATTTTCTGCGCCAGATATTGTTGCAATCAGAGAGATCCGGTTTGCGAAAATAGGGATCGATAAGAAAGTCATTGTAATCCAACAGATCGACGCGAATATTACCGTTTATCGGATCATTGCGGTAATCCATCCATACTTGGAGCAGGTTCATACCCGCAACACAAGAACCCTCAAAGGCACGTGATATGGTTTCAAGGATATTGTCATGCTTATCGCACCACATCAGTATCTTAGAAAATTGATCGGCGGTTAGTTGATCGCCGTTGGATATCGGTATTGCGATCGTTGATTTACGATTGCGCCGTTGATGGCCGGTGATCATATTGATGACGCGGCGAATTCTGTTGAAGGAGAACTGTCTGCGTCTATTGGCAGGTAGATTACCATAGAGATCATTCCAGAGCGTCTGATCGCCTGCCCAAAAGCGTGTATCAGTATCCGCTTCACCCCAATATGATTGGTGAATGGTTATGGACTCGGCATAAAATGCTTCCATCTTAGATAATATTGGTCTGTCGACTTCATTATAATATTCAGGCGCGAGCTGCGGAAATAACATCAGATATGCTCCTTAGTTTAATTGGAGCATACGATGACGCATTTATGAATTCAAGAGTTTAATTTTCTTTTGTAGATTTCAATTCTTTTTGTTTTGCGTGCAATTCACTGCATAAAAATAAATAGCGGGTTCTGATGCGGTGAAATTCAAATAATGTCTTTATACTCATCGGTAATAATTTTATCGCCTTTTGCGGTCTTATGATAAATTATAGTTATTTGATCTCCATTTATTTCAACGTTATCTTTACCATATTTTTTTTTGAGATATTCAATCTCTTTTTCTTTTTTTAAGGTTTTGATTTCAAGTGGTAAAGTTATCCAATTAAAAGGAATATAATAAAGAATTTCTCGTGGATTAATTGACCACTGACCTTCGTCAATATTGCAGAATTCTAACGTAAAATCATTGGTAATTACTAAAAGTTTTTTATTCCAAAAGAAATTATTATCATCTCTTTCAAAATCCATATCATAATCAAACTTGTTCCATATTATTTTTACTTCACTGGTATTCTCATCGATCATCTAAATCCCTGTGTGTTAAAGTCATCATCGCATTTATGAATTCAAGTATTAATCATCTTTTCTTTGTAACCATTGTTTTGTTGTTACATTTACAATATTTTTACCATCTGATGATATCCATTCTTCATCGTTATATTGCCATGCAACATAATAAAATGGATCGGGATCTAACCCGCATTCAATATCTCGCTGGTCATAACCGTATATTAAATGCCAATCAGAATTTTTTGGTTCTCGTTTCCAGAATTTCCATTTCATCTAAATCCCTGTGTGTTAAAATCATCATTGAACGGCCCGGGGAGACTATTACCACGGAACGCCTCTTGATAGCGTTTATCAAGTTCTTCTGATGATAGATTATCACGCGTTTTGGGAAGTGATAGGGCCATATAACGGGCTGCGTCTGCCGCGTCCGATGCCCAATCATGCAGAGGAACACCTTTATATTTTTCTTTCTTAGGATCCCATTCTTGGCGATATGATTCCAATGCTTTAATGAGTAGTTTGCATTTAGTATCATCTATCCATACGCGGGGCAATGTAGCGCGCAGTGCCTCAATCCCATCTTCAATCTCCACTTGTGGTACAAGGGTAAAGGTGATACCAAGGTTCCGGGCAACTTCCCAACGCGTAAGCCCTAAAGAGAGATCATGCACACGAATATCATGCGGCGCAAAATGCTTTGCATAGGTATATTCTTTCGATAAAACTATCTTGATGTAATGCGGCAGCCCTTCTTTATTTTTTTCATAATAGTCAATTATTCTTATTTGCTGTCCGATTTTCTGGAAGAAGATGATGCAGGTTTTATCTAAATGACCCAGGTCCCAACTGGTGTATACAGGAAAATTTGGTTCCCATGGGCACGGGCCAATTTGATTGTTGAGCTTCATTTCATTCAGATATTTAGAATAATATGCGCCTTCAACACCGGCTGAAAATGAACACCAATATTCTTGCATTGCCAAGTCCCGACTAATGAGACCTTTTTGGATATCTTCTTCAATCACATCAAGGGGAATATGTTGCGTATCTTCTACCGTTTTTAGGTCAACATACCAATCGTCCCATTTCTTAGCGGATTCAAAAAGGGTGTGGAAATGGTTGGACCCAAATGGAGTTGAAATAAACAGGGCACGCCCATTGTTCACATTGAGTCGGGGCTTAATTACCAATGAATAACAACGAGGATCTTGCCAGGCAAACTCAGAAAATACTGCAAGGGTACAGTTGCTGCCACGGAGTTTATCGTAGCGATTAGAGCCAATTACCTGCAAAATTGATCCCGTTCCCTTAAAACGAAATATCATCTCATGTTCATTTTTCTTATCAAGCAATTGTTCGGGTATATAATCTAAAATTCGCATGCCGTCGTTTGTCAATGTCTCCACAAGCGCCTTCTTACCTTGTGAATATTCAGGAAAAATATAGTAGATTACTTCGGGCTTTGTTAACGCAGCGCGTATGATCATATTAAACACGGCGATGTCTTTGCCACTGCCGCGTGGCCATACTAAGATAATACGTTTATAGCCTTTATTCTCAAAGGCATCAAAGAGATTCTGTTGATACCAGCGTGGTTTGAATTTATTGAGATGGATTTTGGTTTCAATTTTCATTGCGACGCTTTTTATTATACTCTTCATGCAACTGGGCAATTGAGGTGACGTTTTCTTCTTTCATCCATAAAGAGTAATCAAGAGTATTTCCGTCCAATCTTTTAAGGGATTCAGTGCAAAATTTGCAGTCCATGGCATACTTCATTTTTTATTTTTTCTTTAAACTCAGTCCATTATTCTTTATCCGATCCAAATTTAATCATAACTACATTCATTAGATTTAAATAAATCAAAACTTTACTGCTATCAACCCACGAAAAATAATTATTAACCAAAGGATAACGGAGAGCGCTTTTTAACAGCATAACATCACATTTTTTTATGGTGTAAACTTCATCGCCCAAGACGGAGCTAACAATAATGTTTTCATATACCATTGAATCATTAATTAGCCGTTCAGTTGATGATAAATTTTTCTCATTCATTCTTTATCTTTCTTTTGCTCTACTTTTACGCCATCAATGTACACTGACACATTCCCATTCGCTTCCGTTTCTTTATTTACCATCTTAAGATCACGTTCATGTTCACCAAGCCTGGTATCATAGAGCGCCATATATCTATGAAACATCTTGTCCGAATCTTTGAGTAACTTTAAACGCCGTAGGTGAATATGATAATTGGCCATCTCCCAGCAGGTAGCAAAATAATCATTATCATGAATCCATCTGGCAATAGAATGCGGGCCGTAGTTTCTCATAAGGGCAAATTCATCAATATTTAGGGATGTTTCGAGCTTGGACCATGCAAGCAGTTCATCGGCTAGATTTGCCCATTCAGAAAGGGTAGTAGGCTTACGTCCGAACTTGATTAGTTTCTTTTTTTCACGAATTCTTGCGTTCATTAGTGTAAGATCACTTTGTTGGTGCGGCTTACGATTATCTATTTTTGCCATTATTTCAACTCAATAAGCGTAAATTCAGTACGGGTATTTGTATCATAGACTTTACGTGCCGATATCTGGCAGATAGTACAATCATCGGCATACAGTATTCCCGTTGCTGCATCCGCAACGAGTTTTATTAAGTTGTCTAGATCCGGCGTAAAGATATGGGGTTTATTGGTGAGGGGTTTGGTTTTGGATACTTTCTTGGGCATTGGCATAAAGAAGGTAACATCCATATGGAGTGGCCCATGAAACAAGGGTTGGTTACCGTGTTGTTTATTTAAATGGATACCAAAGGCGAATTTTTGCTGTTTTTGGCTATCCCATACTTTGTTTTTGCCAAATCTGGCGCGGGCCAAGGGGATTGGTTCACCCGGAATTATATAAGTTGCTTGCATACCGTTCCTTTCAGTTTTGCTGAAAGACTAATACAGGAACGGAAAAAAATACATAGTTTATGCAATCTCTTGCCAGATCGAGTCAGTTTCTGCATCAGATTCGGACGGGTACCAATCATTGTCTTTACTATGCGGGGATACTGAAGTTAACAACTGAGGGAGGACTGGTTGAGTTAATTGTGGTTGATACATCGCACAGTCGCATTCGTTCGTGCCGTGTTGATTGTGCCAACGAGCAAGATTGTCGGCAATACAGTTGTCCACATAGGCAGCACCAAGCGTATCCTGCAAGAATGAAGGGACGGGATTGGCACGGAGCTTTGCGTTGTACTGGGCCGGATGTTCAGCCTTCTTTTCAGGGGCGGCTTGCCATTGTTTTGACGCGGTCGCATTTCCCGTTTTTGGGGTTTTGAGCGGCTCTCGCAGCAACGGGCCAAGTGTCATAGGAGCATTGTCGGGCATCTGGTATTCTCGTGACAATGCCAGCATCCGGTTCCAATTGGGAGCGATCTTGTTGTCCTTGCAATACTGCAAACACAGACTGATAAACCACGCAAAGGGATCCCGTGGATTGGCGTGTTTGAGTTGTTGGTAGGCAAAATCAATCGCTTCGTCCGGAAACGCCGACAACTTGATCTGACCCCACTTGGACAAATTGAGCATGGTGCATCTGCGGATGCCCTCACTGACTGGATGTGCGTTCACTGCTTCTCTCTCTTTTTTAGTTTCCAGTCCAGTCCAGACCGCTTCAACTGGTACTGTGGACTGGTTTGTAACATAACCTTCAACGGGAACGAGGTAATCGTTGTGCCAAGAATATGCCTCCAAATGGTAAAGACAAGGAAATATAACGAATCCCTTGGTTGGCCGACACCCACATGAAAGGCGTTTTGATGATCGATATGCCTCCGCCTTGTCCAATCCCTCCCAGTCAATCTCATTTTCTGCTTGTTTTAACTCTTTTTCCAGATCCAGTCCAGTGTCAAAACCAGCAAACTCACTTTCGCTTTCACGGGTATACGTGTGTGCGTAAGTATAAACATTAGGGGAAATTGTGACTGCGGGAAAAGTTTCTTTGGAAAGGAGTGAGTAAAGTTTGCAATTGGGAAAGCTGATACGAATTTGTTTTTTGGCACGTTCTCTTTTTTTCTTATTGGAATTGTGCCCGTATATTTCGCTGCGCTCTTCTTTGGTTCTTTCCAACAAGGGATGAATAAGACGAGGAGGCCATTTGTTTGGCTTTTTAGCTATTTCTGTTTGACATGTTTCGGAATTTCTTATATTCTTCATTGTATCTTTGTTTATAACTTAAGTTTCTATATGTAACTTAGGTTGTCGTATCTCAAGCACCAAGGTTCAGTTAAAACAAATGGTGTGAGAGTTAAAGTTAAAAAGTTAGAAGCTCAGGGCAACCTGGGCTTTTGCTTTTAGTATTTGTTGGCAATTTCAAATCAAATCAATACAGAATAAATGGTAATCAAAAAATAAACAACCATCCATATTCCAAAAAATAAAAATGCGTTCGTAAATCGACTTCTCATCTAGTTCTGAAACATTAGATAATCAACTTAAATTTCAATCGTGATGCATTTGGTAATTCATTAACCACGACAATATCAGTCCACCATTCTTGTTTGTTATCGGCTATTTTCATGCGTCTTTCTGGCAATACCCATATTTCAAATTCAACTTCAATCGGATTATTTCCGCTGTATGACTCTTTAATTTCAATGAGTGATCGCGAAATAAATTCTTTTAATCTCATTATTTATCTTTCATTTTAAAAGTAAAAAGATTTGGTTTTAAAAGTTTATGTGACAAAAGTATTTTTTTTATTGTTTCTATTTGAAGCAGATATTGCATCGATGCAGTATCTGCTTCTTTCATTCCAGCAGGCAATTCAATGTTGTTTTTTATTCCATTAAAGACATTTTCCATAAAACGATCATTAGCGCCAATATAAAAATTACACATCTGAATGTAGGCATCTAAGAATTCAATAATTCGAGCAGAGCAACAAAACATATTAATAGTTTTAGGCAAAATATAAATTAAACATATATCACAACTTTGCTCAAAATCATCAACTTTTCTATGCTTACAAGGTAATAGTTTTTGTAAATCTTGAAACTCCGTCCAAAATTGCTCTTCAAATTTATTAAAAAGTTCATGAGAATTTATTTGATTATTTTTCATTGTTTATACTTCTCTTAACGAGACATTGATATTAACACTGCCGCAATACAAATACACAGCGCTGCAAAAGCAAATGCTGACGGCCATCCATCGATCATTGCTTATCTTTCATTGTCATGGCTATAAAAGACTCAATCGTTTTTATAATAATCTCAGGCTTGGTTAATTTATCACCGGTCTCAAAAAGGTGCTTGCCCTGAATCCGCTCAATCATCAAATTCAAATCTTCGTTCAATAAAACACACACCCGTGTCAATCCCTTATTATCCATAAAACTCCTTTGACTTGTTTAGTATTAGTGATATACTATGATAACATTAAAAATAGATAGGAGCAATATGAAAAATAAATGCATAGTATGCACTGAATACGACTGCACTAATCAACGATGTATAGATATTCTGGTTGATATTGAAGAGATAAAAACTAAGACTGCTGAAGAATTGATTAGGGAATTATATCCATGATCATACATATACATTCGGCCATAACCGTTGGAATTACGAGTAAAATTATACCCATTGAGATATACACTGAGCCTTATGCAAATTTCACTATTTCGGTGCTTGGATTATCCGAATATTATTCTTCGCAGCTCAAAAAGCGCATAGAAATAGCCTGCAAGAACAATGGAATCGAACTTGAGCCGGTGAAAATAACCATCAATATGGGCCAGTTTAAGGACGATACAATCAAAACTCATTGATCTTCAATTGGATGGCAAAATTGATCAAAACACTGAAGGATTATGGGTGACGCTTGAAAGCAATAATTGATTATCCAAAAAAAGGAAAGTTTAGAAAAGTAAACATAGTGGTACATAGCAAAGATTTATGGTGTGCGCATGTAACCTTAGCGCATGTTATCTATCCCGTTTTGCTGAAAATACGCAAACAATATGAAAGCCCAACCCAACTGACTTCGTTTCCCGCATCTTTTCTACCGCCAGATGACACCTATCATGATATGACCGACGAACAATATAAACCGATAGAAAATGCCGCACGTCAAAAATGGTTTGATGCATTAGATACTATGCTCTATGCCTTTTATTGGATTAAAACGGACGATACCTTCGGCCCGTGTGGACCCGCAATACATAAAGAACTGGATGAAGCAGTGCGAATTGCAAAAAAATACAAGAAGTTCACAAAACATGATATACGCATGGATGCGTATGGACCTGTTTTTGAGAAATGGAAACCGCAATTGACTGCCCATGAAGAGAAAATAAAAGAAGGCTTAAGATTATTTGCTGAATATTATCAAAGTTTATGGACATAAGGATTAATAATGAACGAATATAAATCAACCCAGACCAACGAACTTTTTACTGCCCTGGCAAAGGCTCAGGGCGAGATGCAAAACGCTTCCCTTGGGGCAGAGAATCCATTCTTTAAAAGTCGCTATGCGGATCTTGCCGATATTGTACGCGCTTCCCGCCCCGCATTTAGCAAGCATGGCTTGAGCGTTATACAACCAATTGTAAAAGAAGAAGATGGTCATGTATTGGTTACCATTCTTGCCCATTCAAGTGGCCAATGGATTGAATCGCGCATGAAGATCAACCCGTTAAAGACCGATATACAATCTTTTGGATCGTACGTTACCTATTTAAAGAGATACTGCTATGCGTCCATCTGTGGGGTGGTTGCCGGTAATGATGATGATGGTGAAGCGGAGATGGTCGAACAACGTTCTTATCAACCACAACCCAGGCCATACCAACAACCCAAGATAGAAGCGCCGGTAATCGTTGAAAAGCCAATTGATACCACACCAATAACTGCGGAACAACTGGAACTGATTGAAGAAGAACTGGCTGAAGATATTGATCTTGCCCAAACGGTAAAGACTAAGCTTAAGATCACTTCATTGGCCCAGATGAAAAAAAGTGATTTTGTTGCCGCACTGAATGGGATTCGTAAAATCAAAGAAAAGAAAAAATAAACAATCCATGGTAGAGTTGGCTCCATGTAAAATAGTAACCAATGGAGACCCGCATGGCATCTAATGAAATAATACGGTATGGGCCACCCAATGATATGGATAAACTGCCCTATGGCACCCGCATAAAAGTACATAAAGAACGGGAACAGTACGATCTGTATATCCAATCAAATAAAGATCAAGACAATCCGTTATGGATACTGATGAG